AGGGGCCCGCGGTACGGGCCGCCGCGGCGCAGGGATTTTGATACCCCCTCCCGCCGCGGTATCGTCGCTTAGCCCCGCACAAATTCTGGGCACTGGCGCACGCAGTAAGATTTTTGGAAGCGCTTGCTGCCATCGCCGCCATACAATCGTGTCTCTTGTGCGTCCCAGCCCTTGACAGGCTCGAAGCGTCTGCTCCATGCGCACCCGCGTTTGCCGTGCTTGTCTGGCACGGCATTGGCGCAAGACCAGCACAGTGACTGGGAGTATAGGGTCTTCGCGCAGGGGCTTGCGCCGTCATAATACCTATGCGCATCGCCTGTCGGCGCGCGGAGCGCCAAGTGCGCCATCATCCTGCGCAAGGTCGCGGGAGTCACGCCGATATGCTCGGCAATATCCGTCCATTTCCTTCCCTGCTCGCGCATCTGCTTCACGTCGTCCCAGCCTGGCCAGTCAGGGTCAAGCATGGCATTTAACCTGTCGTATCTGCTGGGGCCGATGTTAATGCCGCGCCTGCCCGCACGCTTTTGCAGCGTCGGGCCACTTATGCCATACGGCTCCGCGATATCGCCCCATGTCTTGCCCGCCTCGCGCTGCTTGCACACGTCATCCCAGTCCACTGGTGTCAATGTGGGCTTGCGCACCAAGCGCGTATCTATGCCATGCTCTTGCGCGTAGCTGTGTAGTCGGTCGCGCGATACATGATACTTTGCGGCTATGTCAGCCCATTTCATGCCCTCCGTGCGCAAACGCTGTATATCCTCTATGGATGGTAGTGGGTTATAGTCTGTGCGTCTTGGTATATCCACGCCCGCCAGCCTTGCATATCTCGCCAGCGCGCCGCCCGTTATGCCGTACAGCTCGCCCACTTGGTCAAGATTCGCGCCCGCCTCGCGCCGCCGCTTGATATCTTCCCAATCCGCCATGGTGATGTCGTTTATCGTCCGTATCTTTTTCATAATCTTTCGCCCCAGCTACAAAAGTCGTTATCTGTCTCCCATGCGTGCTGCTCTCCGCATTCACAGCCATAATACATGGCGCAATCCTCCTTACCCCGGCGAATGCAGTTTTCACATCGTACCACCTCCACTACATCGGCGGCGGGGATATCGCTGAATGTGTCTACCAAATCGCCAAGCGGTATGCCGTACTTATCTGCTATCGCCTTGGCTGCAACAACAGCGCGTATATATGTGCTCATTGCTTTCCCTCCTTCGGCGGCTCGGGCAGGGGCATCCACGCAATTACAGGGTTATCGTGTATCCACATTCCGTCGCCAGTAGAGTATATATGTCCCAGAATGTCCATGTCCGTGTCACCCGCATCATAGTAGTACCACCACTCCGGCAGCAGAATACTTTCACGTATTTCGCCCCTAAATACTTGTCCATCTTGCAGCAGTATAATTACTGGCTCTTTTTCTTCAGGCAGCCGTTCCTTAACGCTTATCCAATCCATTCTTTAATCCTCCTCACGATACTGCACTCCGGCAGCTTTCAAAGCTTCACAATTTTCATCGTACACGCCCGCGGGGGCTTTGAAATCGCGGCACATTATGTACGTGTGTATCATGGTAAAATCGCATACGTTTTCACAAACGGAGTACATGCGCTTCGCCTTCCTCCGTGATTCCGCTACAACGTATCGCTCTATACCCCACAAATCGTCCGTGCAAAAATATAAATTCATGCCTTCTTTACCTCCTTCGGCAGCTCTGGTAGTGGCATCCAATGCGAAATGTAAGAGGAATCAGATGATAAATCATCAAGCCCGATTAGGGCATTTAGATGCATTGAGATATCGTCAATCCCGATACTCCAGATTTTTTGCGTTGTGTCAAATTGCGCAATAGTCGTACAGCATCGCTCATACGATTCACCAAAAATATCAGTTCCGTAATGCCAAATTGTTACGATGCACTCAACATATATGCTTTCGCCATCACGCTCCGGCAGCCTGTCTTTAACGCTTATCCAATCCATTTTTCCCTCCCTTTGCTCGCGGAGGGCGGCGATTGCAAGCCATAATGCATCTTCATAATTCAGTTTGTCTTTATTTTGATATCTGTAATCCCCACATGATTCATCAAACTGCTTTTCAAGTATTTTTGCTGCTTCTTCGCGTGTCATTCCTCATTACCTCCCTTTTTATGTATTTTTCTCGCCGTTATTTTTATACTCCCTTATACGGGCATTCGCCCTCTGTGCTTCCGACCACGCCGCACCGTATCAACGCCCTGCGGCGGCCACATTTGCGCACCTCCTTGCCCTCCAGCTCGCAGAAGGGGCAAGGGTTCGAGAAATCGTCTATCACCAGTGATTCAAAGTCCTCGCGCGGGCAGATATAAAACTCCTTGTCTATCCGCGCCGAGGTCTTAGGCACAGCGATAATCTCGTAAAATCCCGCCTGACGCTGCAAGGCTTCTATTTGCTCCGCGTCCCGCCCCTGCAAAAGGTGCTGTGATATCGTGGTGGCTGCGCCCATCATCAGCTTTGCTGCGTCCTCGTCCTCTTGGTGCAGCCGGCCGGTCTTGACCAGCACATCACCAAAGCCAATCACCGAAGCAAGGGTGATGATAAGCTCCTTTAAGTCCTTGTTGATGTATGCTCCCATAGATACTCCTTTATCGTCCTGATTGCTTCGCCCATCAGTATTTCACGGCCTCTTCGCGCGTGATGAAAAAATGTATACCTGCCGTGCATTCGCTCCAACGGTCTTCGTTAAAATCGGGAACTTCTACGGTTTCACCAACACGGTAAATAAAATTCTCATCATAATCGCTTCCGATTTCGTTCAAAATGCTCTCCGAACCATCGAGATTGGTTATGCTCAGCACCTTCGCCTTGCTGCACCGGCATTTACGCGATGTAGCGCTGCTACGTTTTGCATTTGCGCATATTTCTAACTCGACAATATAGCCGGAAGCCTTTTTATACCCGATAAACGACCCCGTCTCAGGGCACTGTAATGGATAAAAGGCCGTGCGCGCATTCCACGCAATTTTATCGATATTTTTGGCATCGCGCAGGTTGGCACCGCTCAGGTTGGCATCGCGCAGGTCGGCACCATATAGGTCAGCACCGTATAGGATGGCACTGCGCAGGTTAGCATCGCGCAGGTTGGCACCACGCAGGTCGGCACCGTATAGGTCGGCACCGTACAGGTCGGCACCGCGCAGGTCAGCACCGCGCAGGTTGGCACCGTATAGGCTGGCGCATTCCCCGCCATCCTCACCTCTTAGCCATTTTGCGTGCTTACAGATGATCGCCTTTAATTCCGTATAGGATATTTTTTTCATTGCAGATACTCCTTTATCACTTTTATCGCGTCCTCCGCGCCTCTGCAAACCACAGCCTTATAGCCTTGCTCCGCAAGCGCGGTTATCCAGTTTTTTTGCGTCTCGCTGACCGTGCCGCCTTTTTGCCGCTTTAGCTCGATGTACAGGCCGTGATATCCTTCACGCGCCACGGGCAAGCACATATCAGGCACGCCCGACTTAACGCCCTGCGCTTTTAGGGCGATAGCCGTCTTGATTGCCCTCTTGCCGCCGTTGGGTATGGCGTAAAGCAGCCCCAGCTCGGGGCGGGCGGCGGTCTCCATTGCCGCCCATTGAAAGATTATCCGCTGCTCCGCGTCCTCCAAGGGCACGGTTGGCGGGGTATATGTGCGTCTCATTTTCTCCCTCCCCGCGCTTCGGCGGGCGCATGCGCATCCGCCTGATATATCGGCATTATCTTGCCATCTATCCGCATGCGTACAAGCCCTCCGCGCTGGCATGCTGAGCGGTATGCCCTGTATAAGTCTTGACGGCTGGTAGCGGTGTACAGCACCTTTGTAACGCCGCAATTTATCTCGATTAGCTCAAATGTGTGCATCTTATCCACCTCCCAGCAAGTCTGTCCCTAAGCTGTCAAGCTCTGCCGCGCTGTATACGCGGCTGTGCCCTAAATCCCGCTGCCGGTTCGGGCGCGGGGTTTGCCGCTGTGCCGTGTCCCGCTGCTCCCATGTGCGCACCGCTGCTTTCCAGTCCTTCATGGGACTGCTACCCACTTTCCAGCCCTTGGCCTCGTAAAAGTCCACAAAGGCTTGCGCATCCACACGGTTGCCGCGCTCCGCGCAGTATGCGCGCACCTCGTCCGCTGTGGGTTTAACAAAGCGTTTTTCTGGGGGGCGGTCCCCCTTAGGGGGGCAATCCCCGTTAGGGGATAGGGGGATAATTTTATTTTCTTTGTCTTTGTCTTTTAGGGTTTCGTTCGGTTTTTCTGGGTTATTTTGGGTTTTTGGTCGTCCTCCCTTTTTCCCGTTGATGGTGTTTTTCTCGGCTTCCGCCCTCGTACGGTCGATATTCAACTTTGCCGTGGGCCATAGTAACCGCTCGCCCCCGCGTAAGTCTGGCAGCTCTCCGGTGCTGGCATAGCGCAGCATCGCCGTGAAAAGCCTGCCCTTCTCAGCGTCGCCGAGCATCTCTATGGCTTCTTCAAAGTCTGTATAGACTTTAAGATACTTCATAGCCTTGCTTCTCCTTCTTGTTGGGGCGGTATCACAGCTCCGCCCCGGCGCTGTTTTTATCTTCAAGCGACCAGACCATAATCTATATAGATTAAATTTTGCTAACGTGCGGTCGCTTAAAAGCTTTTTATCCGCCGCGGCTTGTGTAAACGGCATTGATGTGCTATAATATCAATGCGGTCATTAAGACTGCGGCTTTATCTGGCTCACCGTTGTTAACTCCCTCGGTGGGCTTTCTTTTTGTCCTTCGCCGCCTCCTTGCGGCAGATGTCAAAAGCAATCGCCAGCAGTATGGCCTCGCCCGCCAGCATGTACACCCATAATGCGATATACCATACGTTCATCTTTTCTTCCGCCTTTCTGCGTCTATGTGCGCTGACCGCACCCAGTACGCTTCCTTCTGCCCGCGCAGCTTGTCCTTCCTTCTGTCCGCCACGGCGCGGGCGATAAATTCAGCTCTTGTCAGCTTCGCCATAGCTTACCTCCCTATAATGGCAAAATCGGGGTACTTTTGCTTGCGCGTCTTGCCCGTCTCTGCCATGTGCGCCATACTGCGCACCATCACCAGCGGCTTTTCCCCGCCTGTGCCTGTCAGCCGCCCATCGGCCAGCATCCGCCGCACGGTGACGGGGCTGACATTCAGCAGTTCAGCGGCCTGTGTGGTGGGGACGTACTCTCCATGCGCCCGCACCATGCGATCTTCCACCGCCGCGGCATCGTTTATACGCTCGTCCACGGCTTGCTGTATCATCTCCCGCAGCATCTTTTCCAGCTCCATTTTGCTTCTCCCTTCCTTCCGTTTCACAATCGCAGCGCTCCCCACTGTCAAGGTTCGCGCCACAGTCTGGGCATGTCCACATTACTGCGCACCGCCCATCATACGGATTATCGATAGCGCCAGCGCAAGCAAGCCCATTATCAGCGCTATAACGTTTATGCTCAACCGCCGCGGCGTAGGGTCATACGGGGCGCGCTCGCACGGGACGCTGAATGTATACGCTCGCATCACGGCATCACCCGAGCAATAGTAAGTGGTTGTCCCGACGGTGCAGTTGTAACGCTCGCCGTCAAGGTATACACGCACGGGTTCTTCGGTGTCCGTCATTATAGCCACAGTAATTTTCTGGTAGTCATTCTTCATTTTTTGTTCCCTTCCTCATTCAAGCCCCTTCTCCTTGAGAAACGCTTCCGTTTTCTCTTGCAGGACTTTGTCATACTCTTTCTTGGTCTTTTCCTCGGCGGCTTGCCAATATCTGGTGCCGTAGAGATTTGACCGCCCGTAGTTCAGCACGAATGCAACCTCGCCGTTGCGGGTGCCGTTTTCGCGTTTACCCGCCGCGGTAACGTCCACATACTTCCGGCCTTCCCTGTCCTTGTCCTTTATGATTCTTATCGAGCGCAGCAGCGTGCCCGTCCTAAAATGTCCGTGCTGCATTATGCTCTGCTCGACATTACGCTTGGCTATCTCGCCGCCGGCCTCTAAAACCTCGTCCACAAAATCGTCAACCCCCCCCGCCATGTCGCGGAGTGCTCTTTCTATTTCGTCAATCCCGTCTACATATAATCGTGCCATCTTTATGCGCCTTTCTTTTCTTCGGTAGCTGCAAAAAGAGTATCTTTGTCGATATCGGGGAAAAAGCGGCTCTGAATCGCGCACACTTCATCCCACTTAAAAGCTCGCGTGCCAGCGATTTTTTGTGACAATGCTCGTGGGGTTATACCGAGCGCATCTGCGATAGCGTTTTGCCTCATTCCCTTTTCGACAATTTTGCCCTTCAAAAAGCTATACATCATTACACCTCCTTGAATCACAAGTACCATCGACGGTACTTACACGCATATATTAGCACCATCATTGGTACTTGTCAATGGTTTTTTTGATTTTTTGTTCCGTCAATGGAACTTTACTTCTTGATTTAATAGTTTACCCGTTGTATAATATCGGCAGATAAAGCTAAGGAGTTAAGAGAATGCCTACAAAATTTGAGAAAATAACGCAGTTGCGAAAAGCGTGTGGCATGGATTTAGAAGCACTTGCAGCTGCTTCCGGTGTGCCGCTTAGCACACTGAAAAAGATAAGCAGCGGCATAACGACAAACCCAAACCTCGAAACGATGAAAGCGATTGCGCGGGCGCTGGGCTGTACGCTGGACGATTTAACAGACGCAACCCCCGCGCAGATGGAAGCTGAAAAGGCCGAGATACTTAATCTTTACGATTGCCTCGATGAAGAGGGGCGGGCTGCACTTGCGTCATATGCGAAATTTTTAGCAGCTCAGCGTAACAACGAAGAAGGCTAACGCCTTCTTCGTCCAGGCGTTCAACGGCGTGCAACAATTCGGTTCGTGTCATTTGTTTTTCCTCCGTGAAAAAAGATTTTGATATATGATACTATATCACCGACACCAAACGGCAAAGGCCGTATGATGGTGGAGGGGGCGGCGGAGAAGCAAGGTAAGGATGCGCCGCCCCCGTGGGTGCGCCCCTATGCGCATATCAAGCGTACCGCATAAATAGGCAAAAAGTAAATTGTCAAAAATGGGATAGCGCCCATTAATGGGATTGACTGCCCAAAAACGGTATAAAGAGCACATCAAAAATGGGAAGGGGAAGCGAAAATGATAGACGAGACAATCAAAAACATGCGCATCAAATCTGGTATGACGGTCAAGCAGATATCAGACAAATCCAACGTCCCGACAAGCACCGTAAGCAGATTTTTTGCCAGCCCAGACACATCACCGTATCAGACCGTGCAAGCAATCGTCGAGGCAATGGGCTACACAATGGCGGACTTGTGCGACGGGGAAGCGGGCGGCAAAATCGCGGCATTCGAGGAACGCCAGCGGCGGCAGGAAGCATACAATGCCGCCATGGCGGACGCGCGGGGCAAACTGCTTGCCGAAAAAGATACGCGCATACGGCAGCTTGGCAAATGGCTGCGCTGGTCGGTGATATACAGTGTCAGCATCACGGGTATACTGGTCGGGCTATTTTTATACGACGCGCTTAACCCCACGGTGGGGTGGTTTCAGCGCCAGCTGGCATCTATCCACGGCGATTTGGCAGCATGGAGATTATAACGCGCAAAAAATGCGCGCTGAAAAGGATAAGGGGAGGAACATATGGGAGTACAGATAACGACAGGCTCCGCCACGGCGGAGAAGAGGCTTGCAAAAGTCCGCGAAAACAAGGGCAAGGCCGTGAATGCGCTGCCGGAGGATTTTGTTGTGCTGGACTTGGAAACAACCGGACTTGATCCGGAATGGGATTGCATTATTGAAATCGGCATGGTGCGCGTCCGCCACGGCGAAGTAGCGGCGGAGTATAGCACACTGGTAAACCCGGGCGTGGAGATAGACGAATTTATAACAGAGCTGACGGGCATCACAAACGATATGCTTGCAGCCGCCCCGGCGCTGCCGGAGGTGCTTCCCGCCGCCCGTGACTTCTTGGGCGACGATATCATTTTAGGCCATAATATCAATTTTGATATCAATTTTATCTATGATAATTGCGAACGTCAGGGGTTAACGCCCGTAAGCAACGACTATATAGATACCATGCGCATATCGCGGCGAGTGCTGCCCGACTTGAAGCACCACGGGCTTAGGGACATTGTGAATGCGCTTGGCGTTGACCATGCGCAGGCTCACCGCGCCATATGTGACTGCCATGCCACGATCGGCTGCTATAAGGCATTGCTGGCACATATAGACGCGGGCGCGGGACGAGAGGCGTACATCACGGAGGTAAGCCGCCACGGCGCACAAAGGCCAGACTTGCACGCACTTACGGCAGACGGTACGGCGGTGGACGAGATGCACCCGCTGTATGGCAAGCATTGCGTATTTACTGGCACGCTTGCCAAAATGGTGCGCCTGGACGCGGCGCAGGCCGTGGTAAATGTCGGTGGGCTGTGCGACAACGGGGTTACCAAGGACACCAATTTTTTGATTTTGGGCGCGAGCGATTACAGCAAAATCAAGGACGGCAAAAGCAACAAACTGAAACGGGCTGAAAGCCTGATCGCAAAGGGGGCGGATTTGCAGATAATATCCGAAAATGTCTTTTACGATTTGATGGGATTATAAAAAATTCCGTGCGGATTGCAGCCGCACGGTACAAAGGAAAGGGAGCGAGATATAGCCGAACTACGCTCGCCCCTATTATATCATAAAAAGAAGGAAGGGGCAATGAAATGGCGAAGCAAAAAGATGGGCGCTACCGTGCAAAAATAACTGTAGGCACGGACGCAAGCGGGAAAAGCATAGTCAAGTATGTATCAGGGCGCACCAAAAAAGAATTGGAAGCGGCTAAGGCGGCGGCGCGGGAAAAGTACGTCACGGGGGCAAACGCCGCACCGGAGGGAATACTGTTTGACCGATACGCGCTAAGCTGGTATGAGGTATATAAGCAGCCGCATATAGGAGTGTCCGCGCAGATGTCATACCGCACGGCACTATATAAGCATATCTTCCCCACGTTGGCGGGGCGAAGGCTGACGGCAATCACAACGGAGGACTTGCAGCGGCTGCTGAACGCCAAGGCCGACACGTGCGCGGCCATAATAGGCAACATATCTACAATCCTGCGCGGGGTATTTCAGCGGGCATACAGTCAGGGGCTTATCCCGCGTGATATCACTGTCGGGCTTACAATCCCATCCAAGCCCAAGGAGACGCGCAGGGCATTAACGGACGCGGAGACGGATGCGGTTCTGCGCCTGATAAACGAGGACGGCACGCTAATGCTTGCCCTGCTGTACTACACGGGTATGCGCTACGGCGAGGCTTGCGGCCTGCAATGGCGGCACGTTGACTTCAAAGCGGGGACAATCCGCATAGAGCAGCAGGCGGCGGGTAAGACGGGGGAAATAGATGCACCCAAAACGGATAAGTCCGTGCGGACAATACCCATGCCGCGCGAACTGGCGGACAAGCTGCGCCCCGTGCGCGGTCTGCCGCAGTCATATGTAGTACCGTCGTCCACAGGGTCATATCACCGCAATGCGACGCGATACCGCCTATGGGACGACTTAATGGCGCGGCTGTACGATATCGCGCCGGAGATTGACGCGATTGAAAAGGGCGGGCGGATGATATCAGTCATAACCCCGCATTACCTTCGGCACAATTACGCCAGCGTGCTATATAACGCGGGCGTGGACGTGCTTTCGGCGCAGCGATATTTAGGCCACGCCAACGCGAAAATCACGCTTGAAATATATTCACACCTTTCGGCGCAGAAGGAAAAATACAGTGCAGAACAGTTACAGGGCGCATTTGAAAAAAGTTGCCGCAAAGTTGCCAGCCCCAAAGCGCACGGCAACGGCGGCGATTAAAAAATGCCTAATTTGCTAAGAAAAAGCACCCATTTTTATGAGTGCTTTTCTTCTTTGGTATCCGGCAGCTACTTGGATCTTTTGTCCACCAAAGTACGTCATTGTCGCACAAAACGCCCGCAATTGGGCATTTTTGAAAACACGCGCCGCCGCAAACAAACAATAAAAGGTTGCCGGAAAGTTGCCGGGGCATGGTGTAAATAGATTACGCCTTATACATATCCTGATATCTTTTTACACGTTCCGTCTTGTCTATCTGCTTGCCGTGTAAATAGCTATACAGTGTCAGCATATCTGCGGGCGGGTCGCCATGCTTGGCCTTGTAGTCCGATATAGCGCGGGCTACAAGGTCGTGCAGCATGGATGCGTGGGTAAGCTCTTGCCCTGATATGGTGTACAAGGTCTGTGCTACGGTCGGCATGTCGTCCTTGACAGTCAACGCCCACTTAGCATACTTTTCAGCGTCCGCGATTTCTTCGCAAATCTGCTCCGACAGGTCATTTATCAGCTTCATTTCTTGGTCGCCTCCGCCACGGTGGCGACCGTGCCGCCAGTCAGCCCCGTCAAGTCGTTATTCGGTGCGCAAGGCGGGTTGCCAAGCAGCTTAAACGTTCCGCCCGTGGGGGTGGTGGATACCACGGTGCTGTATTTGGTGCGCTTGCGCATGCTGCACGCGGTCACCTGTGCGCAGCAGCGGTTTATCAGGGGATACTGCGCCGTGCCTGTGCCGATGGTGATATATACGGGCGCGGATATAGTGGTGGTATCGGGTATGCTCTGCGCCACGACGATGCAATATTTCTCCCCGTTGGCGTATACTCCTGCGGGCAGATTGATGATAAGCCCAGTACCCGCCACAAATGTCACGGACTGGGATATAATCAGGCGAGGGCAAAGCTGGCATATATTTTTACAAGCCATAATTTTCTCCTTTCATAATCAAGGGGCGGTCTAAGCCGCCCCGATAGTCACGGCAATGCCGGATGGTGTGTCATGTCTTAGCAGCAGCCATTGCCGCAGCCGCAGCCGGAGCCGCAAAACGGGCTATTTCCGGCGTTGTAAGTGTAGCCGTTGGGGTAGCGTACCACGCCCGTCAGCTGCTCGCGGACATACAGCTGGTTATTAGCCTGCTCAAGCTGGGCTATGCGCTGCTCAAGCTGCGCCTTTTCAAGCGCCGCGAATTTTGCATCGATGTTGGCGTTGATGGCATCCATGCCGCGCTGCACGGCGCAGCAGCACTCCGCCATCTGGCTCTGTATGCCGTTCGCGGACTGCATCACGGCCATATTCGTGCCGTTCTGCGCCAGCGCCATTTCCTTCCCAAGCTGGCCGATATTGCCCTGCATATCGTAGCCAAGGCTGCATATGCCGTTGCCAATGTTGGTCAAGCGGTCATTAAGCTGGCCAAAATGCTGGCCGAAAAGGATTTCCTGCTGCGTCGCTGCGGTCGCGTACTGACCGTAGTCACCGTTGCCACGGTTGCCCCAGCCGCCAAAGCCTCCGCCCATCATGGCCAAAAGCACGATAAGAGCGAATATCCAAAAACCTCCGCCCATGCTGCCGCCAAGGCCGTCGTTTTTGTCCGTTACGGCGGCGATATCCGCCAAAGAGGGTACATTATCCATTGTCTTTTCTCCTTCATTTTTTTATTTATAAATCGCGCGTGATTTATCGTATCTGTAATAAGATGCTTTCAGGGTCTATGCCGCGCTGCTGGCACAGACTATAAAACATCTGCTGGGGATCACGCCCGCCGAGCATCCGCATTACCTGCTGCATTTGCGCGGGCATCCCCATCATGCTTTTGGCCTGTGCGATTAGCTGCGGAGATATTTGCGGGGTCTGCTGGCTTCCAGCTTTCATTGCTTGCAGTATGGGATTCATTTAATCTGTCCTCCAATTTTGATATTCGTACCGCGAGGTCATTTATATCCACGGGCGGCGCGGGCTGATACGGTGTGATGGTGTACGGGGTTAGTGTAGGATACCCCGCGCTGTCGGTACACTTGTGCCAGACTATGGGCGCGGTGGTGTCCAGCAGCAGGATGCTGCTATTGGGCGCAAGGCTATATGCCTTCGCCCCGCCCTCACCATTGACTTGGGCAATCTCGGTGCGCTGCTGGTACTGCTGGGGCTGCTGATAGCCGCCAAAAAAGGGGTTAGGATTCCACATTTTTTTCGCCTCCTTACGCCTTAATTTTCGCAAAAATTAAGCCCCGCGCTCAGGGCGCGGGGAGGGAATTTACCGGGCATTTAATGGGCAAAAATACTTTTTCAAAAAATCTGCAAAAACCCCTTGACGTAGGTATATACCTATGATATAATAAAGCCACGATAAAGCAAGGGGCCAAAGCCCCGAAGGGAGTTAAAAATTATGGAGTACGATGTAACATTTTCTTGCGGTCACACCGCAACTGTGGAGCTGTTTGGGCCTGGTAAAGAGCGCGAGCGCAAAATCAGCTGGTATGAGACGCACGGCGAATGCCCCGAATGCTACAAGGCCCGCAAGCAGGCAGAACGCGAGGCGATTGACGCACAGGCGGCGCAGGAAAGCAAGGAAAAACAGTGGCCCGAACTGAGCGGAACCCCGAAGCAGGTCGCATGGGCAAACGCAATCCGCAAGGAAAAGATAGATGAAATAATGGCCGTTGGCGCCAACGAAAACGGAATGCGCTGCATCGCATGGATTATACAGACCTATACCACGGCAAAATTTTGGATAGATAATCGTGACAGGTCATTGCGCGGCGAGTGGGGCCGCGAGGTAATCAACACTTATAATGCAACAAAATAAAAAAGAAAAGGAGAACGCCATGAAATACGAAATGGAATATGCCTGTGGGCATACCACTACAGTGGATTGCACGATGGACGACCGCGACCACATGCGCGACTTGATAGGCCGCACATTCTGCCCCGATTGCTGGGGTAGGATGTGCGCAAGCGGAGATTTTGTACCGATGCGCATGAGTTGCGCAGAGCGCGACGTTGATTACTGGTCATGCACAGCCAAGCCCGATAGCTATGACAGCGAGACCGATACCATAGTAGTCAATGTACATAAGGATTTGCTACGGGAAAAAGCCGAAATAGCCGCGCTGAAGGTATCAAGCGCGGCTATAGAGGGCATGAGCGAGGTGCGTGCGGCAGGGAAAGCATGGGACGACTACAAGGCCGCAATCAGGCATTGGCAATTTGTAGACCATTGTGGATGTGAAAAACCAGAAGAGCCCGCCGTGAAAATGGCAGAGATAGAATCTAAATATCCCCGAGCAGCTGCATTTTTTACTGCGGAAGAATTTACGCGGGGTGCCGATATAGATAAATGCACCGCAGGGCGCAGGGCAATGGAAAAGATTTTGCGCAGCGAGGACTATGCCGAGGCTATCAGGGACATGGAAGCAGAGTGGGAGCCCTGGCCATCGTACAGCAAGCTTATGGAGTGGATGAAAAAATGAAAAAAGAATTTGAGCGGCAAGCCCGCTACGACAAAAAAAGCACCAAGGGCATATACCTTAAGCTTAACATCGGCACAGATGGCGACATCCTCGCCCGTCTTGCCGATGTGCCCAGCACGCAAGGATATATCAAGGGCCTGATACGCGCCGACATAAAAAATCAAAAAATCTGCAAAAACCCCTTGACGTAGGTATATACCTATGGTATAATAAAGCCACGATAAAGCAAGGGGCAAAGCCCCAAAGGAGAGAAAAAATGGAAGCAAGGATGCCGAGAACCAAGGCCGCGCTGATGGCCTTAGCCGAAAAGTATCACATGGAATTTTTACGTCACTACATCACGGACGAGGGCTATGGGGTGTACTGCGTATCGGACGAGCGGATACCGGAGCTGGACGCGCTGGCGGACGATGACAAATGGGGCGATGCCTGGATATTCGACCATCTCAACTGGATAAGCCCGCCCTATATGTACCGGATATTTTGTCCCAAAAGTTGGATAAATCTCTGGGGGTGGGTATAATGCCCGCCCAAATAACAGACGAGCCAGAAATATTGCTGGATAGTACAGTGGCGATGACAATAGGCATATGGGCGGCGGGCGGCAGCATGAAGCAAGTTATGCGCAAACTCGGAATAAGCATGCCTAAAGTCCGACGTATATTAGTAGACAACGGCCTAATCGACACAGAAGAATCATTATTGTATGCAGATGGGCATAGTCCCGCCGAAATTGCCCAAATAATGAACAAAACAAAAAACGCAGTACAAGGCCGGCTGCCATACCAAAAGGGTATGTACAACAAGGACAACCCGACGACCAACGCGCTAAGGATTAGGGCTTGCCGCATAAAAAAGGCGCGTGAAAACAGATGCAAATAATTTTATGCCCCGCTATGATGGCGGGGCTTCTAAAAAAAAGAAAGCGTGCATATAGCACGCTTCTCGTCTTTTTTGATCCACACTCGCCCCGCGAACATAGGAGACGAGGACGCTACACATTATGTTATGCGCAGCACCACAACTAAGTGATGTCATTATAATACTACATCATCCGCTATGTGTCAACCCTCAAAAAACAAAAAATAAAAAAGCCCCCATCAGGGGGCATATTTTATAAGGGTTCTCTCCGCCGCCTTGTATCGGCGGCGGATCTGATCATACTCCAGCGGCGCATCGGTGTACCGCGCCTGATACTCCGCTGTCAAACGGTCATACGGCACGCCATCCAGCAAATGCCGCGCCACAAGCCAGCGGTCGCGCTCGCTGAAAATCCGCTGATAGATTATCCCTTCCCACTCCGCGCGGGAGAGGGTTTGCAAAATGCTTTTGTCCACCACACAGGCCGGCTTCTCATCGGCCTATCACCTCCGGCTTTTTTGTCGCAAAGGGGCGGCGGCAATTTTATTTTTTATCGCGGCCTATGGCATCATATGCGCCATTGGCGGCAAGGGACACAACCACGGCATTTATCATGCACAGCGCACCCGCCTCAATGGTCAGGCCGCCGGTGAAAAAGGTGGCGGCAATAAGCACCACAAGCGCGATTACATAGCTGGTCAGGCGCGTAGGTATCTTGTCGATAAAGCCCAAGCCCTTGATAAGCTGGGTTACAAGGCTGGTTGCAAGGGTCGCCCCCGCGTAAGTCAAAAGCACCGCCCAGGTAAAAAATTCGTTCGTCATTTTTATCTCCTTTCAATTATGTGTTGCAAAAGTTCTGCACGGGCGTTTTTCAGCCCGTCAATTCCGTTCCCGTCAATCTCGTGGTTTATCAGGGCCACAAGGCCGGTTATAATGGCCTGATTTGTGACCTCTTGCCGCGCAAATTTTGTGTTGATTTCCTAAAACCGCTTCAAATCATTTGTATCATGCTCAAGCACCTTCTCCAGCTTCTCCCGCATGGTCAGCGCGGGGGCAATTATGTCCCTTATCGCCTTGATTCCCTGCGCGATAAGCACGATAGCCCCCAGTATTGATGCACACCATCCCCACCATTCCACGGGCTAAACCTCCGTATGCGCTGTTGCAAAGGCCCTTACAGCCGTCATTGTGGCCTTGCCGCAGATTCCATCGGCCTTGCCGCAATCGTAGCCACAGGCGTTCAATGCGGCCTGCATAAGCTTCACACTTTCGCCGCGCATCATGGGCGATGTCAGCCTAAAGACGGTTGGGGCGGTATCCTCGGCAAGCGCGGGGTGTCTGCCCCGATGCGTCCAGCCGCCGTAAGACAGATGGCGCATCACTACACCAGCGTCACGGCCTTGTGCCTCTATCACCATGCCGTTGCCGACATACACACCGACGTGCCCCATTTTGCCCTTGGCGAAGCTGTACCTAAATACAAGGTCGCCAGGCTGCATCTGCCACGCGGCAAGCTTGCCCTTTTGGGTACATTGTCTGTACAGCCCTGCGGCACTTGTGTCGCCGTCAATAAGCCCCTTAATGTCGCGGAGCCAATGAATGATAAGGCCGCTGCAATCAAAGGCGTACAGAGGCGTTTTGGTGGCTTTTTTGATGTGTGCAAGGGCGCGGTCGGCTTCGCGGCGTGAAGTTTCCTTCCTCCGCACCCATTTTTCAAGGTTGGGGCGGTTGTCTACCCTTTCGCCCTGTGCGCCCCACACGTAAGCGTCGCCCAGATGGCTATTCAGGTATGCGACAAAATCGTCTATCTTTTTGCCCATACACGCACCCCCAAGGCCAAAGCCGCCAGTATCATCACAAATCCTATATACACGGGGGCGGATCCTGTCTGCGGCAAGTCGGGCGTGCGCACTACCACACCGTCAGCGCCCCATACCGCCGTGGCCTCGGCTTTGATGTGCTGCCCGAGATTTGCCACAAGCGCAGCATCGTCCATGTATATCTTGCCCGCGTAGATGTCATCAAGCGTCATACTCAACGCGTTCAGCTCGCGGGTCAGGTCGGCAAGGCCGCCCGCTATGGACACATCTACCGCCACGCCATTGCGGCGGGTGAAGGTCAGGCTGCCTATGGTCACGGTATCCCCGCTTATGGTCACGGGCTTGCCGTCATAGGTCAGCTCCGCCAACGGGGTGGTATACTCGTATACCGCACGCACGGCGGGGTATGTGCCTGTGACTATCGCGGCGACTACATCGCCGTCAAGATACAGCACGTCCATATCCGTAAGATTGATAGTGCCCTGCACGGGATTGCCTTCGGCATCTGCAAATTTTGCCGTAAAGTACACCACCGTGCCGACTGTAGCAGCCTTGCCCGGTGCAGGGGTATAGGCCGCGCCGCTGGTGGTCGCCACTTTGTCCAGTTTAGTGACGGTCACGGTGTAAGTCGGGGGCGGATTGTCCGCGCGTCCCCAGCCCATAGCCATTGCGCCCGTGCATATGCACAGCAGCACAACGGCAAGCACCATTGCAAAGTATCTTTTCATTATTTTTTAGCCCTCCTTTGGCTTTATAATCTCTCTGATAGTCTCTAAAAAGGCCGCCAGCTTTGATACGCTCGGCAGCCCCGTCATGCCATCCACTGCCTCGCGGATACGGTCAAGCTTGGCTTGCAGCTCGTCCCGCTCCGCGCGGTCAGCCTTTATCCTGCGGTTGTAGGCAAGGATTCTATTGCGCAGTTCGTTCGTCATTCCGTTACCCCCGATAATAGCATATTTAACGCTTCTTCAAGCACTGCAATCCTTTCTTCTGCTGTGGGTTCGGGCGCGGGCTGTTCTGCCGCAAGCTGTTCAAGCTCTGCTATTTCTTCCGCGGTCATGTCACGGATTACACCATTTTCGCAAATTTTCATACGCGCACCCCATATAACTCAAACATTGTCCCAGCGCCAAGAACCCCGGCTTGATACCCCGATAATCCCAGTGACGTATAAGCATGTAATTCTTTTGCGGTGTCGCGAGGAGCATATGCGTACAATGCCAAATCTTGATCAGAGGCATACGCTAAATTGTTTTTGATTGTAGCAGTATTTCGCGCCCTAAAAATCGATGTTATGCGCGGGATTCTTGCTATAATTTCTCCTGCAACGTCAAAGCTACGGTATTCCTCGTCATTCGCCGCAAATCCCCAAAGAAAGGGTTCTGTCAGCTGGAAGGTTGGCTCGTGAAAAAGACGGACCCAGCCGGCGCTGGCGTTAGCATTGCCGTACAGCTTGCCAACAAGACGGAATTTTTTCAGGGCATAAGGTAACCCATCTTTGTCTTTTGTCAAGTACATGGACATCACATCTTCATTCGCGGTAACAGTGCCGATATATTCCCACACCTCTTCAGCTCCACTCGGCATATCCACCGCCTCCCACTCGGTTGGTTTGCCGTCCTGCACGGCCTTGACCTTGATTATCTGGCCAGGGGTAGCGGCGGTCAGGCCGAGGGAGATAGCCGTATCAGCCTTGGCAAGGCTTGTCTGCACATCTTCCGCAAGGTCGGATTTGGGTATGCCGGAAGCGGGCTTGGTGTACGCCCCGATATTCGTCCTGGCTTGTTCCTGCTGTTCATCAGTCAGGGTTTGCGGGGTGTAAGTCACGGCATCTTCACTGCCCCCGCTCGCTGCCGCCTCATTTATCGCCGCCACAAGGCTGCTTTTGTCCTCTGTGGTCAGGTCGGCAAGATTGCCCATATCTGCCCGCAGCTGCTCCTCCGCCGTGGGCGGGATTGTGGGGAATGGATTACCCTCCGTGCCGCCTGTCGGGGCTACGCTGATATGCGCAACGTTTGTGGTAATGCGCGGGATTACTTCCCCGTCCCGCGCGGAGTTGCCCACAAGCCATACTCGCCAGTCGCCCGCTGTAAGGTTAAGCTGCTGCTTAGCGGTTATTTCCCCGTCTGTCACGGTTATCCCGTGTACCGTGCAGCCCTGCCCAAACATTGCCTTAATCTCGCGCCCTGTCCAGTCCTCGGTCTCGCACAGCACCTTTGCGGTAAGGTACTGCACGGATTCAGCCGCAAGGGGGAGATATTCGGCGGTCAAAGATTGGTGGTTGGCGGTTAGGGTGATGTTGTAGGTCATGTGTCCTCCTTAGCCATTTTGTAGCTTTACAAGCGTATTTGAGCCCACGCGATAATAAAGCGCATTATTATACTGGGCATATAACGATATATCCTTGTTTTTGTCATTCGGCGCGTATGCATTTTTAAGCGCCGCCGTGCGCAAAGACGATACACTAATGGATATGTTGGCGCTGCCGTCAAAGTTCGCCGTACCTTCCACATCGCCCGTCAGTCGGATTTGTCGGGCGGTGCTAAGCTTATTCGCGCTGCCTGCGGTGCTTGCCGTCCCTGCATTGATTGCCTTTATTGGTCGGCCTACCACATATTCAACGACATATGTTCCGTTATCCTCCAAAATTCGCACGCGGTCGCCCGCGTTAAAAACAACGCCGCTGTTAACCTTATAATGCTTTTGGGATTCGCTGCCGTCGTCAAATGACAGCGTTACGCCATCATCATGCACGGCTTTTATGGTCGCAAAATTCATTCTGTTATCCTCCTTGCTCTGTGCCGCATCTTCCCGCCCGCACGCAGTTCCATACTCCATGCAGTTTCTTGGTAAATCTCGTTTATGCCCAGTACGTCATGCTCAAATTGATACACGTCCTTATAGCCATGCATCGGCATAAGGCCCGTGGCAAAGTCTATGCCGTGCAAATCCGCCTCGGCTTCGATTGCTCGGCGGCGCACATACGCATCAAGCTCCGCCTGTGTGCTTATGTCGCGCAGTTCAATTACTTCAGTCACCACTTGTCTGTTTTTGGTGCTTAGTGGCGACTGCGGGTCGGCGTTTTCATACACCGCGCGCATGGGCACGACTTCAGGAGATGATACATAAGCGATAAATCTATTTGGCGTGTCGAAGTAGTCTACAGCCTCCTTAGCCTCGCCCATTATCACGCTGTCTTGCTTGGTGCTGTACTTGTACGCAATATCGCCCAGTTCGATGTCTCTTTGCTTGCGCGCGATAAAGATTCCGTTTGCGTCGGGATGTATTGGCGTGTAATTTATCGCCGCTAAAAGCTCGTTGATTATGTCCAGCCTATATGCTCCCGGGGCATACTCAACCGCCTCGGCAATAGTGTCCTCTGCGCCTTCGATGTTTGCGCGGGTTATGCCCGCGCCGTACAGCACATTAAGCACTATGTCTGTGTAGCGCGTCCCTGCCGGATAGTATAGCCGTGTGGATATGCCGTCCGTCTTTAGCGGCTGGTTAAGATCGTATGCCTCTACCGTGCGCGATACCGTTTTCGCTTTCGCCACGCGCTCCGGCGACGACAGCACAAAAACACCCAGCGGCCACTCTGCCCATGTATCACCCATGCGCAGCCCAAAGACGGGGCGGACACGCGCGCTGAGATAGTCTATTTCCTCATCGTGCATCTCAAAAGCGGCAGTACGCATTATCGCACTGCCGCTGTCAAAAGTTATAGTTCCGCTGGATACGGTCGTTATGTCGCGCTTGTACTGCAAGTCGCGCCCCAGCAGTTCGTAGCGCACGCGGATTTGCCGCGTGGGTGCTACAAGCGCCGCCTGTATCTCTGCATCTGTATATCCTGCCCGTGCAAACTGCATCATACCACCTCGCTATGCTCGACTTCGTTGATGACAAACGACAGATTGTATATCATGCCGTAATAGTCCGCGGGCTGGTCGGAGGGGCTTATGCACACGCCGTACATCTTCATCCGTGCATTTCGGTACAGCACTGTCTTGCGCTGCCGTATCACCCGTTCAAGCGCCTTGTATGCGTCCTTGTCATTCGTGGCAAAAGATACGCTTATGCTCCTTTGCGCTATCTGCCCAAACTCCGCCACGGGCTTTTCGCGGCCCGCGTACTCCATCATGCTAACGTCATAATCGGTATGATATCTGTCCTGCACATTGTAGCGCACTTCAAACGGATGCGCGGGGTCGTCCACGGGCGTAAGCCATCCCGTTGTCAGTTCAAACGTTGTACGCTGCTGCGCGCCCTTGCTTTCGCTGCTGTCACTTACGGCTATAACCTTATATCGCACTTCGCCGTCCATCACAGACCAGTCTTTATACTTTTTTGTTGTGGTACTGCCGATGCGGATAAAATCCGCGTCGCCGGGGGCAAAGCGGTATATATCGTACCGCAATATCCCTGTCTGATTGTGGCTTATTATCAGTTCAATGCCATCTTTTTTTTTTGAAAGAAAGAAGGATGGCGTGGTCGGAATTATGTAATTTGCCGTTATGGCATCCTCTGCCCATGCGCTGTAGTGCGCCGCTTCATCCCGCGCGGATACGCGCACGGTGTACTGCTCCCCGTTTTCAAGTGCGACGGGGATGTCGTAAAATTGGTCGCTGCTCTCGGCGGTGATGTCTACTATGTAGGTCGCGCCCTTTAGGATTTGCACCTTGTATGCGCTCTGCGTAAAGGTGGTCGTCCATATCAAGCGCGGTTTTGCCGATGTGAAAACGCTCGTCACTATACTCGGCGCGGCCGGTGCTGTGCCGTAGTATGCATATGCTTGGTCGCTGTAATCGCTGGGCGCGTCATCTGTGTCTATGGTCTGCACGCGCCAGTAAAAATTACCGCTGGGGATTTTTGCAATCGGTACATCAGCATATTGGTTGGTGCTTGTCGCGGTGATGGTTTCCCATGTCAGGCCGTCGCCCGATATTTGCAAATTGTAGCCCTTTTGCGGCAGATTGCTCTGCGGGCTGGGGTTATGCGCCCAGCTGAAGCGCACCACGCCACCGCTCGGCGCGACCGTCTCTCCCAGTATTGGGCTTTTTACGGTCGGGATTTGCGGGCAGTCTGCAATTACCGTTTCTATACAGCTGCGGTTTGACAGCTCATAATCGGTAAAATTCGCCCAAAAATAATTTATAAAATTGTAGTAGTAAACATTGCTATATTTATACGCCACCTTGCCGGGCAGTCTATTTTCTATCGAGTTAGATGCCGGGGTATATGCCGACATTTGGGTGAGATATATGCTACCATCGCTCGGCAGATTTTGCTCCCGCGGCAATTCAAGCGATATCCAGTCCCCGCTTGCTATTTCGCTCGGCATATTATTATATTCTTTTATTATATTGGCATATCCGGCGGTATATTGCATATACGCAAAACCGCGCACTGGGATAGCGGGAGACGGATTCACCTCAAGTTCACGGGGATCCGAGGTTGTCTCTTGTATTGTATATCCATCCGGTGGCGCCGGGTAGCTGGTGCTGTAGTAGCAGTATTTACTTGACGGCGAGCCCAAATGCAGCTTTATTGTGTGCTTTATTGCCTTTTTCCCGGTTGGGATAGACAGTCCGCTATACTTTAGCGTCACTATCCCTGGCACATATCCTTGGCATTGCTCGGCGGAGCCATTCACCCGGATTATTTCGTTATTTCCCCTCCCGTCCATCACGCTTGTAAAATACGTCTTTATGGTTGTTTTTGCCATTACTTTGCCCTTTCTGCCTGCCTTGCGCGCTTAAAGGTTGCCGTCATTGCCGCCACGGTCTCCATGTCGCGCGATTGCACGGTCAAATAGTAGTTATTCGTGCCGCCCATGTTGCGGCTGTCCTCCGCGCTGTATACCCTGCTCCCCTGCGGAAGGGATACCAGCTCCGGCCCGCGTTCGCCTACCCAAGTCAACCCGCCGGGCCAGTAGTCCGTGCCGTCCGCGTTGCGGCCTATGTTTTTGCCAAAGCCGCTGCTCCACGCGCGGGCGCTTGCTCCCTCGTCGCTAAAAACCTTGGCTATGTTTTCGCCGTAGCGCGTAAGGTTGCTGTCGTCAAAGCCCTTGCCGCTGATAAGGTTAAACAACTGCTTAAACAGTTCTATTACTATCGCTATCGTGTTGGCTACTATGGTCAGCGCGTCGGCCAGCACGCCCAGCGCAAGCGCAAGGGTTTGCAGCACAGGCACGCCATCCTCCGCCGTGCCAAAAAGCACATCAAAAAGCGGCTCGAGCGCGGATACCACGTCAAGCAGTGCGCCGAAAACCTCTAAAATGCCAGACCCCTCGGCGGCTTCTTGTAGCCGCACGAAGAGATCAGCCCCCTTTTGCGTCAGATTCTCGACCGATGGCACCATACCCTTGGCGATGGTATTTTTTAGTCCTTCGCCCGCCGCGTCGAAGTTATTGACGGCTAAGGTCACATCATTCAGCGCGGCAAGCGTTTCCTCGTCCATTACCACGCCAAATTCGTGCGCCATTTTCTTGGCTTCTTCCAGCCCCGCCGCGCCCTTGTCCAGCAAGGGTATTATCTTTTCGCCCGTGCTGCCCAGCAGCTTGCTTGCTATGGCGTTGCGTTCCGTCTCGTCTTTCATCCGGCTTAACTTCGTTATAACTTCGTCAAACAATTCGGATTGAGACTTAAAAGTGCCTTGGCTATCCTTGACCTTTATGCCCAGTTGAGCAAAGAGTTCAGCGGCCTCGCCGCTGCCGGTTGCCGCGTCCTGCGCCTTTTCGGCCAGCATGGATATATCGCCCTGCGCTGCTTCCGCGCTACTGCCCACGGTCTTTAGTACATAATCCCATTCTTGGTAGGCTTCTGTGGTCATGCCCATTGTGCGGGACAGATTTGTGACTTCGGTGGCGTGCTTGCTTTGCTCAAGGGTCAAGTCCACAAGCTTTTTTTCGACCTCTGCCACCGCCGCGGCTAAGGCGGCAACTGTACCTATCGTCACAAGCGTCTGCGTGTCGATTTTAAGCATCCCGTTAAGGGTGTTGGTCATTTCTTTCGGTAAGCTTATCCCAAATTTCCCGCCGATATCGTTAAGCGCGTCGCCAAGGTCTTGGGTGTTTTCTTCTGCCTTGCTTTCTTCTTGCCCAAAGTTTTCTACGGCATCCTTACTTTCTTCAAGCGCGCGTTTTTGTTTCAGCAGGGCGGCTTCGGTATCTTTTACCGCTTTGGCCATGCGCATGGTGCGGGCATCATTTTCGCCGTATGCTTCCGTCAGTTTTTTTAATCGTTCCTGCTGCAGTTCCTGTTTTTTCGTCAATTCACCGACAATTTTATTAAGATTTTTGTTTGTTGCGGTTAATGCCTCGAGGCTATCCTCATTGCCCTTAAATTGCTCTTGTAGCCTTTTACTTTCGGCGTTAAGTATATTCAGGCTACCGTTTATGTTGCCAAGCGCTTGCCTATATTCTTTTTCGCCTTCCGCGACAAATCGTGTTCTGATATTCGGCATCGCTTTATACTCCTAAATACTCCGCAAGGCTTACGGGCTTTTCAGCCTCTTTTGCCTTGCCTATCTCTTTATATGCTGTCAAAATCCTCGCCATGCGGTATGGCGTTGCAGTCGCCCAAAAATCACGCTCGGTTAGCCGTAACGCCATCACCCACACGGCAAGGTACCATGCAAAATTCAGCGGTTCGCCGTTGTCTCCGTTTTTTTTTCTGCGTCCTCGCCGCCAGCGCTTTTCAGCGCCTCAGTCACAAGGGGCAGCACAACGCCGCTTATATAGCCCAGTTCGCTTATGGGGATTTCGCGGCCTACCTCGCGGACGGTCAAGTCGTCGTCCGTAGCGTCATTTATCATCGCCGTCAAAAATGTCAGCGTTGCCCGTATGGTGCTGCCCCTAAAAGCGCGGGATATGTCGCCGCCGTAGGCTTCCTGCACGTCTGCCAAAACGTTCATATTGCAGCACAACTTTATTTTTTCTCCGCGCCACTCAAACGGCGCGGTTTTAAGTCTAATATCGTCCATGCGGCCTCCTTACGCGCTCGCGCCAAAGCAAGCATTTATCCATGCTATAGCCCCAGCAGCATCGTCAAGCACGGCCACCTCCATGATGTCCTGCGTGTCCGCGTCGCTCGGCAAAAACTCACCCGATGTTGTCGGGGTCTGAAATTGTATGTTTTCGCCTTTGGTCTGCAAATTCATTGCGGGCTGGCCGAAAAGCACTTTATGCACAAAGCAAGCCGTTACCTTGTTCGAGCCGTCCCGCATATCGGGCGCATAAAAGCCAAGGCCGACATACTTGGGTGTGTCCTTCGCCGTGGTCAAAAGGCTTTTGGTTGCCGCGGTGGATATGGTGCGGGATTTTTCGGTTACACCGAACATCAGCTTCTGGGCGTCGTCGGGTATGTACTTCACGCCCGCGGATATCGTGCCACCCGTCACCTGTTTCATATATTCGGCGAGTTTGCCTTCTGCATATAGCCTGCCTTCGGCAGACGTAAGATTAAGCTGCACAGTCATAGCGTCGCCCATGCTTGTGGGGGTGTCATATGTCACCGTGCCGCTTGCGTTTTTGTACTCGGCCACTTTCAGGCCGCGCAAGTCAAAAGTAGGCATTTAATTTAGTCCTTTCTCCTTCAGGTATTGTTCTGTTTTCTTCTCCATCAGTTCTTCGTATTCTTTGCGGGCTTGTTCTTCCGCTTCCGTCCAAAAATGCGTACCGCGGTAATTCGACCGCCCGTAGTTCAGGACATATGCGATATAGCTGTTTGCGGTGCCCTTCGAGTTTCTTTTTCTTTTCCCAGTAGCTTTGACCTCGCTGTATTTTTGCCCGTCCTTGTCTTTGCCTTTTGTGATTTTGATAGACCTTAACAGCTCGCCCGTTCTGACGTGATGGTGCCGCGTTATGCTTTCCTCGATTTTTTTCTTTGCGATTTCACCGCCATCTACAAGCAAATTGTCCACAAAGTCCGCTATGCCGTCCTCGGTCGTGTGCAAGGCGTTTTGTATGGCGTCTATGCCATCCACATACATCTTAGCCATATATACCGCCTATATGCGTCGCCGTCATGGGGATATGATATAGCCCCGTATCCGGCTCGTAGTCCTCGGCGTTCACGGTGCAAGTCCATCCCGCCGCCTGCAAAAGTCGCTTGATTTCAAGCAGCTTCGCCTCAAACGGCACGATCTTGGTATAGTAGTCCACGGCGTACAGCACAGACGTTTCAGCCTCGGTTCCTTCGGCGTACAACGTTGTCGATTGGGTGATAAGCTGATAGGTTACATACTCGGTCGCGTCGCCCATGTAGGGCGGGTGGCATACGGTGTATTTGTCTTGCAATATTTCCGCAATCGTCATGCCGTCACCACCCTTTGTACTTTGATCTCCAAAAATTCGCAGCGGTCGTTGACGTTGTTGATGCTTATCACCTCATACGGATCTGTGTCTCTCTCCCGCCATATGCGGCTTTTGACCGTCACCAACGGCGAATAGCGCATGGTTATCGTTGCGGGTTCGCGTAAATGCAGCTCGGCGGCCTGATATATCTCCGCGCCGTGCGCGTTAACCCACTTGCACCACACAGGCCGCGTAAATGCGTTCACAAATTCTTCGCGGCTGAAGCCGTCCCTTATGGTATATACGGGGTTTTTTATGGTGATTTTTGTTCGCAGCTCACCCGCGTTTGCGCGTGCCGCCATCAAAACCACCAGCCTTTGTATTGCCGCAGCATGGCCTGCGCCGCCGTGTCAACCTCGCTTGTATTTGCGGTTGTTACGGCCTCGCGATTGGCGTACCAATGCCCAATCAGCAGCAGCATTGCCTGCCGTACCATAAACGGCACATACCCGCCCGCCGTGTATGTGATCGTAGCATTGGGCTCGTTGACCGTCACCGTTCCGCGCCGCAAGTCCGCCGTATACTCCACGGCCTTGCCGTCTACCGTCACGCCGTCAATACTTTTTACCGGGCAACGCGGCAGTTCGGTTGTTCCTGCCGCGTCCGTCAATGCGGTTATTTTCTGTGGCGCAAACGCGCGGCCCGTATAGTTTTCGCAGTATTCCCGCGCCGCAGCGATAAGCGGCAAAATTATCAGCATATCCTCGCTGTTATCGTCGGGGTTAATGCGTAGATGCATCTTTGCCGCGTCGAGCGTTACAGCCTCGTTTATTATTGTTTGCGTCAAAATTTGTGCCGCCATATCTAACCTCCGTTCTTACGCGGGGCAAAACGCCCCGCGTGTTCATTTTATGAGCCCTTAATTTTAAGGCGGGCAAACGCTTCGCCTACTACGGGCGCGCCGTCGCCGAAGTACTCGACCAGATAGCCGATTGAGTTATTCGGCGCATACAGCTCGTTAAGCACCTGTATGTACAGGCCGTCGCCGTCGCAAATCATATAGCCCGTCCTAAAGTCACCGTATACCGCGGCGTACTTGCCCGCCGTGTAGGTGTTGGGCGCGTATTCGCTCATGTACACCGGCGCGCCGAGCAGCCTGTCGGGCTGTCCCATCTGTACGGACGGCTGCCATATATACTGGCCGTCGCTGCCCTTGAGCTTGGCCAGCGTCTTGCACAGGTCGCGGTGCATCACCCAGGACGCATTGCGCGTATACTGCCCCTTAACCGCGTACTTGGTTTCGATCATATCGTCTGCGGTTATTGCAGTCGCGGCGCTTGTAATGTCGCGGGCTTCGGGTACTCCGTTCGCGCTTGCGACAAAAACGCCGAGCGGGCCGTTAGTACCCGCGCCGTTCATATAGGCGTTCTCCTGCGCGGCTTCAACCTTGTAGAGTATCCTGTCAAGCACCGTCTGGTCGGGCGAGGGCGCGTGCCGCATAAGGGTTCGGGATATTTTTATCAGCTTCGCAAGGCGCTGGGGTTTGAACTCCCTGCGGCCAAACGAAATAGTTGCTTCTTCGGGCGCTGCCGCAATTTCGGTTGTCCATTCGATATCGGACGCATCGGCGGTAAGCGTCGGGTAACCAAGGCTCTGCGCATTGCCGATGGGGCCGACAACGTCGCAGATTTGACGCATGAACATATCGTTTTTAAGTCCAGCTATCAACCTGTTCACAAATTCGACGGGGGCGGTCAGATAACCCGCGTTGGCATTCGTGCCGAGGGTCTGTGTGGTATTGCGATACGCAGCTATGTCGCCCTGGTCGCCCCGCAAGGCGCGGCCAAACATATCCACGATTTTGTTTTTGGCATTGTCCCGCTGTACATCGGCCACTTCTCCGGCGGCGCGCTCGCGTTCAAGCTGCTTCTGTTCGCGGGTTATGCTTGCGTTAAGCTTGTCAAATTCTTTTTCTAGCCTGTCGTACGTCGCCTTATCGTCCGCGTTCATTTCCTCCGCATCATTGCGGTTCATCACCTCGCGCAGCTGGGCGGTTATCTTCGCCCTTTCCTGCATCATCTCATACATTTCTTTTGCCATTTCATACCTCCAAAATTTTTATTCTCATGGCCTTGAATCTTTCGCGCTGTTCCGCCAGCGCTGCGTTTGCTGTATCTGTTGTGGGCTGGATCTCTCCCCCATTATCAGGCTCATTTATATCGGGCGCGTGCTTATAGCGGGCAAAATACTTGTCCGCATTTGCGCATGCCGCTATTTTTTTATTCTCAATCAGCTCATCCGCAAAGCCCGCTTCCTTTGCTTCCTTGCCGTTCATCCACGTCTCTGCGCTCATCATGGCCGCTATTTCGTCCTTTTCCTTGCCCGTGCGGGCGGCGTATATGTCCGCAATCTGCCCGTTAAGGCGCTCAAGCTCGTCGGCGGTTTTCCGCAAATCCTCTGCGCCGCCGCTTGTATATGTCCATGCGTTGTGTATCATCAGCGTGGCGTTTTCCGGCATTTTTATGATGTCGCCCGCCATTGCTATAACGGATGCGGCGGAGGCCGCAAGGCCGTCTACATGGACGGTCTTTCCCGCTTTATGCCGCCGCAAAATGTTGTAAATGCTGAATCCTGCAAAAATGTCGCCGCCGGGACTGTTTATGTAGACATCAAGCGCAGATATATCCCCAAGCGCCGCAAGGTCTTTCTGGAATTGCGCGGGGGTAACTTCGTCTCCCCACCATGACACATCGCTTATTTCGCCATACAAAAAAAGCTCACCGGCATTGCCGAGGGCTTTGAACTCCCAAAATTTATGCACCTTTTGTATCTCCTTTCACTTGTGCGCTCTTTGGCGCGTTAAGCTTCGCATTTTCCAACGGCAGCATGTTGCCGTTGATAAAGTATATCTTACCCAGCCCGTCAGGCAGCGGGTTCATGTCCTCAAGCTCGCGTATATCGTCCGCGCTCATGATGCCATTTTGCCGCATCGAGTTATAATAGCTCGTCCGCGACGCGGTGTCGCCGCGCAGAAGGCCGTTTGTGTTAAATTTGTAGTAGTATTCGCGTTGCTCTGCCGTTGTCAGCAGGTCGCGGTAAAGCGCTTGTTCTATCCGCACGGATAGCGGATTTATGCAGTCGCGCACAAATTCCGCGCTTTGCTGCTCGATATTGCTAAATGTGGCCTTTTCCAAGTCCATGCACATATGCGGCGGTACACCGAATATCCTGCATATTTCCGTTACCGCCCACTTGCGGCTGTCAAGCAGCTGCGTTTTCTGCATATCCCTGTCCCACGGCTGCGCCGTGGAGCCATTCTCTAAAAACATCCATTTACCCGCGTTCTCCACGCCTGCGTAGTTGGCCTTAAAGTCCTCTTTAAAGCGTTCATATGCGCTGTCAGACAATTCGCCGGGATATGTTATATATCCGCCCGGCGACGTGCCGCTAAATCCGCGTTGTGCGTACTTCGTCATGCTGTCGTTAAGCCCCAGCACGCTCGCCGCTATGTCCATCGGGTCTTCCGGCGTTCGGCTCGCAAATCTAAATCCCGGTATAAACACAAAATCGCCATCCCGCAGCGTTTCAGTTATGCCGTCCGCTGTGGCGTATATGTACTGCTCCCCGTTGCGGCTGTTGGTATAGACTTGCGAACAGTTTGCCGTGGGCAGATTTTTAAGCGCTGTTATTACTCCGCTGCGGTTGCGCACTATGCGCAGATATCCGCCGCGTGTCAGCAGTATGTTTGCCACAAGCATCTGCATCATTTCATATGCCGTCGTGGTCGGGTTTGGCAGTATATTTGTAAGCTTGTATAACGGATGGTCTTTGGCCTTCTGCTTGCCGTTGTTACGGTCTCGGTACATATGCAGCGGCAGCGCCGCCATTGTTTTGCTTATCAGGTCAACGCACCTGAAAACCGCCGCAACCTGTAAGGCCGTATCCGCGCTTATGGTGCTCCCGTTACCCATAAGGTAATCCTGCCATGCCGTATCGCTGGATACAGGCGGCAGTTTTTCTACACTTGCCGCGCGTATCTCAATTATTTTGCCGAATAGCTTGATTTTTTTCATTCCCACCTCATATTACGCGCAAGCCGCGCTGTTCGTATACGCTTCGTTTGGGTTCCAGTTTGACCGCCGCCGCCATTGCGTCTATAAGTGCGCACATGGGGTCAATTCGCTCGATGCTCTTGTTTTTCATTGGCTTTATGTTTTCATTGCCATCCTGCGCTACCACAACGTTGCCAAATGTCCACCGCCCGCAGGGGTTATGCTCGTGCGTTATCTCGCCGTCCAGCATCAGGCGCTCCAGCTCCTTCATGGCGGGCGACATTCCCGCCATTGTCTGGGGTATGGTTATAACCTTTTGCTGCGCTACTTCCTGCTGCATCAGCGGGCGCAGGGAATCAATTCGCCATTGGTCGGCGGCAATATACTTTACATTGTAGTCCAGCATCAGCTTATCAAGATAATTTGCTATGTATGCATAATCGACGCAATTGCCGGGCGTTGCGTGCATATGCTCCGCTTTAACCCATCTGCCAAATGGTACATGGTCACGTTGTTCGCGCTCGCGCATATTGTCCTCCGGTATCCACGCGTCCACAAAAAACCGCCATTCCGTCTGCTCCGGTAGCGGCGGGAAAAGCACCGCCACGCCCGTTAGGTCGGTTGTGCTTGATAGGTCGATACCTACATAGCACTCGCGCCCCAGCATATCGGATTTATGCCAGTCGCCTTCGGTATCGTCCCATAGCGTAATCGGCATCCACCCCGTGCGTTTCAATGATATCCATTGATTCAACCGCAGCCAGCGGAAAAGCTTCTCAGCCGCAGGGCTGTTCCGCGCCTTTAATGCTTCGCTGCGAACATTCTCTATTTTTATCGACACGCCGAGCGACGGATTAGCCAAATACCAATTAGCTTCGTCATATATATCCGCCGTCTCCGGAACGGTATATATTTTTGCGTAAAAGGTCGGGTCTATAAGTTCGCCGCTTATAATTTTTGTGGCTATGTCGTGCTGCTCCCAGCCCACGCTCTTGCGGTCAGGGTCATCGCCCGCCGTAGTGATGCACCAGATAAGCTGTTCGTCTCGCGCCGCGCCCGTGCCGAAGGTCAGCACGTCCCACAGGTCGCGCTTAGGGTGTGCGTGCAGCTCGTCAATTATTACCACGGACGGGTTAAGGCCGTGCTTAGTAGCCGCCTCCGCCGAAAGCACTTTGAATCGCGTGTGCGTGCGAAGGTTCAACATTTCTTTCGTGCTGTCCTTGATTTTTATAATCTTTGATAGCACCTTGCTCTGCTCCACCATACTCTTTGCCGCGTTAAATGCTATGGACGCTTGATTGCGGTCGGCTGCGCCGCAGTATATTTCACCACCCGCCGCATCCATCACAAGATGGTAAAGACTGAGTGCGGCTATAAGCTCGGTTTTGCCGTTCTTTTTGGCTATCTCCAAATAACCCGTCCGGTATTGGCGCTTCCCGTCCTCATTCACTGTGCCGTATACGGCATTTATAACGTCAATTTCCCACGGCAGCAGCACAAAAGGTTTCCCGTAAAAATCACCCGTATGCTTTAACGCCTGCACAAATTCTATAACCGCAAGCGCTTTCTTTGTGTCAACCACCGTATTTGTTCAGATAGGCTGCCATCGGGTCGCTTTCCGCTTCCTTCTTGGCGGCCGCAACTCCCATCCTTGCACGGCCTACCGGGGACAGGCACAACTGCTCCGCGTATTTCGCTATGTTCTGTCCCTCCCGCCGCATTATAGTAATATACGGGTTTTCTGCGGGTCTCCCGTCCGCATTCATATAGACCAGCGGGCGGTTCTGGTATTCCTCTTGCGCCCTGCGGTATATTGCTACGCTTTCGCAGTACGCCATAAGGGTCGATATGTCCAAGTCATTGATTATCTTCGCGTCAAGCTGGCGATACAGCTTAACTATGCGCTTCCACTCTTTTTTCGCCTCGCTTGATATGGTTTTGGGCGGCGTTAATTTATCGGTACAGCCTTCCGGTTCGCCGTTCTGTCGCCCGTCAAGCGTTTCTTTTGTGTGTCTCGCCTTGGCATTGTCCACCAGTTTAAGCGGGGTAGGTTTTCTCCCGGTTGGCATACTGTTCTCCTTTCTGCTTATTTGTGTTTGTAATATTCCTCACGCTCGCGCAGCAGCCGTTTAAGATATTTCTGCGCGTCCCTGCGTGCACAGCCCGTGCTCTTGTCAATCCGCGCGCGGGCTTCTGCTATCTTTTCGTTGTGTTCGTTTATTGCTTTATTCATATTTGCGTGTCCATAGCCTTTCTACTTGCGCGTATGTGCGCAGATATCGGCTCGGCAAGTCCGCAGGGGTAAAACCGCCGAAAAGTTTATCCATGTCAAACAGCTTAGTTAACACGGCCTCTTTCTCCGCGTTGCTTGCCCGCCAAAACTTCGGCGCACGGCACAGGCGTTCTATGTTTTCGCTATCGTTCTCGCTTCCCCTGTGCGCTAACGCGGATAGCATGACGGTCGGCAAGCCCTCTGTTCCGCTGCTTTCGACTGACCATAAGGATTTGCCTTGGTATATCAGATTGCCTTTTAGTCCATTCCCAATCGTCCGGGATATTTCACCCCTAAAGTTACGCTTTGCCATCGGCGCACACGCCATAGGCGTGGCGGGCATTGCCCTGAACGGCGTGTTATGCAGGACAATAGACCATTGTTTTTCGCGTTTCTCCGCTATATCATCCGCAAGTCTTATATCCTCGGCAAACTCGCGCCAATCATCCTCCGTTTCAGACGGATAGCCGCAAATGTTGAAAAACTTGATTTGATGTGGCTTGCCGCTGTAATTAAGCATGGCGTTCAAAAATTGCCGCAGGTTCTCACGCGTTATGGGTTTGTTCACCATTTTGCGCAACCGCTCGCTGAATCCGTCTATGGCCGTTGTACGCAAATGTGCCCAGTCTATTTCCTCTTTCCCGCTTATCATGTCAAGCATGGCGCGTTCCTTATCTTCCATGCCGTCAAACAAGCCGCCGGGCATTTTGTATACGTCGCCCAGGGACGATATGAATTTTCGCTGCCATGTATAGCCGCAAAAAAAGCATTTGTGGTTGCACCCTATTGCCCGTTCTATGTATTCCTTCTTGTCGGTCAACTGTATCCGGTGTGGGTACATACAATCCGTTTGCGCCACTCTATATATTTTGTCGGGCGAAAAGGTTCTAACATCTATTACGCTTTCGTGGTCGTATCCGCCGTCGCGTTCTATGCCATCGATAAGCGGGGTCATAATGTGTTCGCCGCGTCCAATTACGGCAAAGTCGAACCAGCGCAGGAACGGCGTAACGTGCAATACGCCCGCCCCGCCGACAATAATCTTGTAATTGCCTTTGCGCCATCTTAGGCGTTCCCTGATGAATGTCCACCAGTCGCAATCGCTTGTAAGGCTAACCAGCACTATATCATATTCATGCACCGTGGCTATTCCGGCATACTCTACGCTATGCCCCGTGCGTTCCAAGCTGTCTATTATCACTTTTAGCCCGGCAAACTGGCGCGTATCTAAGCACTCTTTCTTATATGCCGTCTTTGCATATTGTTCTTGTACATATGCACATATCTTCATGCTATACCTCAAACATAAATCCGCACTTAGGGCATTTAACGGGCTCTTTTTCACCATTGTCGCCGTCCCCGCAATCAAGCAATGAATCCACGTCCACCGCCTCTATCTCGTCAAAGCCGAACTCCGTCATGTCAAACCCCGTCAGGCCGTCCATTTCTGCGGGCAACAAGTCCCAATCCCATTCGGCAAGCTCGCCCACCTTGTTGTCGGCAAGGCGGTATGCCTTGACCTGTTCCGGCGTTAGGTCGCTTGCCACTACGCACGGCACTTCGTCTAACCCATTTTTCTTGGCTGCCTTTAGCCGTGTATCTCCCGCGATTACCTCGTCGTTAACGTCAATCACTATGGGCTGCTTAAACCCAAAAGCCTTAATGCTTGCCGCTACCGCGTCAACCGCCTTGTCGTTCTTGCGCGGGTTGTTCTTGTACGGTTTCAGCTCCGCTACCTTTCTCATCACAATCTGGCTATCCATTTACCCCATATACTCCCTTCAACTTTTTATGTCCCTTTACGCTGTTGCAATGTATACACGCAGGCTGATGGTTGGCTTTGTCCCAGAATTTCGGGTCGCTTGCGCCATTCGGCGGGTCGATGTGGTCAACGCATTGTGCTACAATCGCGCAGCCATCATCCAGCCGCAGGGCGCAAAGCTGGTTCTCCGGTCGGGATAAAAACCACTTTGAATATCTGTCCCATCGTGCATCGTACCCGCGTTCCCGCGATGTGCCGCGCCTGCTGTCGCGCCTGCGCAGCTGTTCAAGCTTTTTCTCGCGCTCCGCTGCTTCGCCCGCCTCGCGGTGATCGGCGCAATATTTGTCGGTTGTGACATTGTTGCAGTTAGGCCATGCGCAGAAGTGCGCCGGTTTCTGCGCCATATTATCGCCGCCCCCTCCGTGCCGGATACGGGCATTCCTTCACTCCGCACCGCCTTTTATTTTTGTCATAGTGCTTGCACTCTTTACAGGTGGCGGGTGTGTGTATCCACGTCACCCAAGCCGCCTTATTATTTCCTTCTCCCGCTCCGATAGTTCCCATATTTTTGCCCCTGCTTTCTCCGCTGCTGCTTTCTCCACTGCTGCTTTCTCCGCTGCTGCTTTCTC